ATATTCAACAGTTCCATCAAACACAACATTATCAATAAATCCTGATGTGCTAATATAGTGAATAATAGGAGCAATATATTTCGTGGAATTTGTAGTCACTACAGCATTTGCTCGCTGTTCGCTACCATATTGATATATATTAAGTCCTGTTGAAGTGCTATCTAATTCAAAGTATTGATTATTTTTATCAGCCTTTTCTACAGAAAATCTATAACTTCTAAGGTCACCATCACTCACTACTACGTCTAAATTATTGTAA